GGTGTTAGTGGATTAGTTCAAGCTGACTTTACTAAACTTGCTGCTGTAGATTCTACTGCTGCAGAATTAAATACATTAGATGGATTAAGCAGAGGAAGTATTATTTATGGTAATGCTAGTGCAGCTACAACAGTTTTAACTAAAGGTGGAGCTTCTACAGTATTAACTTCTGATGGAACGGATATAAGTTGGGAAGCAGTTTCTGGAAGAACAGGAACTGTGAATTGGGATACAACTCCCAAAACATCAACTTTTTCAGCAGTAGATGGAAATGGATATTTTTGTAATACATCTGGCGGAGCATTTACAGTAAACTTACCAGCAGGAAGTGCTGGTAATATAGTATCAATGTCTGATTATTCAGCAACTTGGCAAACAAATAATGTAACAGTTACTCCTAATGGTACAGATAAAATTGGTTCAACAAATACTAGTGCGATTTTAAGTACAGAAGGTCAATCAGTAACTTTTGTATTTGTTGATTCAACACAAGGTTGGATTAACACTATGGATTCAACATCTAATGTTAGAGGAGTACCACCTTTTATAGCAGCTACTGGTGGAACAATAACTGAAGATGGAAATTTTAAAATTCATACATTTACAGGTCCAGGTACTTTTGGAGTAACTAGATTATCTCCAACACCTTCTGATAATACAGTTTCATATATGGTAGTAGCTGGTGGTGGTGGAGCAGGATATTATTATGGAGCAGCAGGTGGAGCAGGTGGATTTAGAGAATCTAAAGCAGCAACAGATACTTATACAGCTAGTCCATTAAATGCAACTTCAGGACCAACATATAATTTACCAGTATCAGTTCAAGGTTATCCAATCACAGTTGGAGCAGGTGGTTCTTCTAATCCTGCAAGTTCACCACCTAATGTAGCTCCTAATGGTTCTAATTCAGTTTTTTCAACAATAACATCAGCTGGTGGTGGTGGTGGTAGTGGTGGTAGTGGTGCCGATGTAAATGGTGCTAGTGGTGGATCTGGTGGTGGCGGTGGTGGAGCAAGTCCAGGTGGTAATGGTGGAGCAGGAAATACTCCTCCTGTAAGTCCTTCTCAAGGAAATTCAGGTGAAAGTGGTGGTAATAGAGGTGGCTCCGGTGGTGGTGCAATTGAAGCAGGTGGTACAGATGGTACAAATTTGGGTGGTGATGGAGCAACAACAAGTATTAATGGTACTCCAACAGCTTTTGCTGGCGGTGGTGGTGGATCAAATCCAGGTCAAGCTGGTGGTGATGGTGGTGGAGGTTTAGGTGGTGGTACAGCAGGAACAGTTAATACTGGAGGAGGACAAGGAGGATGTGCATCTGCAAATGGTGGAGGATCAGGTATAGTAGTAATAAGGTACAAATTTCAATAGGTAAAAAATTATGGCACATTTTGCAAAAATAGGATTAAATGGAAAAGTTATTCAAGTATTAACATTAAATAATAATGATATGTTAAATGCTGATGGAGTAGAAGATGAAACTGTTGGACAACAGTATTTAGAAACACATAATAATTGGACAGCACAAATGTGGATTCAAACTTCTTACAACACATCTGCTAATCAACATATAAATGGTGGTACACCTTTTAGAGGAAACTATGCAGGGATTGGTTATACTTGGGATGAAGATAATGAAATATTTTGGTCTAAAAAACCTTATCCATCATGGGTAAAACATCTTGCTTCTGCTAATTGGAAATCTCCTATTGGTGATGCTCCAAAATTAACAGACGCACAAACTGCTGAAAATACAGCAGCTACTCATAGATGGAGTTATGTTTGGAATGAAGAAAATCAAAGTTGGGATTTGACAAATAGCTAATATTATTGTTTTATGCTTGGTGTGGAAATCAAAAAAAAAGTTTTAACAGAACAAAGTTTATTCTATGGAAATATTAATATGCCGAAAGGCTTTGAGATAGACCAAGAAAAACTTACCAACGATATTTTACAATCTACTTTTAACTCTAAAAAATTTCCATTCTCAAGAACTTGGGATATGTTAAATACTTATATCAGAGATCATATTGGTGTTGAACATGGTATCAATTTAATTAACAAATCAACGTGGGGAAATATTTATAAACCTGCGGCAACAACAATTCCTTTATTAAATATTGATCCAGTGGATCTACGTAACTCTCCAGACTTTACTATGCTTTATGGTGTTAAAGTTAAAGATTGTATTGTTAAAATTCACTACGATGATAACAGAAGAAAAGGTAGAAGTTGGGATATAGAATTAAAGAATAATATGTTCATTATGTTTCCCTCTACTAATATGTATTATATCACTAACAATCAGAAAGATTCTTTAAATTTTATTCAAACTATTACTTATGAATTTATCTAATTATTACTGGTATTTTAAATCTGCACTAACTCCTAAATTCTGTGATGATGTTATTAAACATGGATTAAATAATCCAGAAAATTTAGCTAGAACAGGTGGTTATGGAGATAAAGAATTAACTAAAGATCAAATTAAAGATATGAAGAGAAAAAGAAATTCAGATATTACTTGGTTAAATGATACTTGGATTTATAAAGAAATACACCCTTATATCCATCAAGCAAATAAATCTGCAGGTTGGAATTTTGAATGGGATAGGTCAGAATCTTGTCAGTTTACAAAATATAAACACAACCAATATTATGATTGGCATTGTGATTCATGGGATAAAGCCTATGAAAAAGAAGGACCAGACAATGGTAAAATTAGAAAATTATCTGTTACATGTCAGTTAACTGATGGGTCAGAATATACAGGTGGAGAATTAGAATTTGATTTTAGAAATTATGATCCCCACATGAGAGAAGAAATTAAACATTTAAAACAAGCAAAAGAGATTTTACCTAAAGGATCTATTATTGTATTTCCCTCTTTTCTTTGGCATAGAGTTAAACCTGTAATAAAAGGAACAAGGTATTCATTAGTTCTTTGGAATTTAGGATACCCATTTAAGTAATATGTTTATTAATAATTATTTTAGTACACCAATTTGGTCAGAACAAAAACCAGAATTTTTAAAGTCTTTAACTAAAGCTACTAACAAATATATTAAGGATGCTAGAGTAAAAGATAAAAAAATAATAAAAGACAACAAAGATTTTGGTTATTCACATCACTCAACAACTTTAACAAATGATAATGATTTTTTAGATTTTAGAAATTACATTGGCGAAAAGTCATGGGAATTTTTAGATCATCATGGTTATGATATGAAACAATACCAAACTATGTTTAGTGAATTATGGGTACAAGAATTTAGTAAAAATGGAGGTGGTCATCATGCTGCACACATCCATTGGAATCAACACGTATCAGGATTTTATTTTTTAAAGGCAAGTGATAAAACATCTATGCCTATTTTCCATGAACCAAGAACTGGAGCTAGAGCTACAAAATTAAAGATGAAACCAGAAATAAAAGGTGTAATGAATGGTAGTGAGTTGATTCATTTTAAACCCACACCAGGAACTTTAATTATATTTCCAGGTTTTCTAGAACATGAGTTTTCAGTAGATCATGGTAAAGAACCTTTTAGATTTATACATTGGAATATTCAAGCAATACCAAAGGAGATGGCTAAAGATGTTTAAGAAAGATAAATATGTAATTATCAAACAAGCTATTGATAAAGATTTAGCTTCATTTTTATATAATTATTTTATGATGAAAAGACAAGTTTTTGATACCTGTCGTAATGCTAGATACATTTCACCTTATGAAACATTACTTGGTTATTATGAAGGAGCAGACGAACAGATTCCACATACTTATTCAAGCTATTCTGATATAGCAATGGAAACTTTAATGTTAAAATGTCAGCCAATTATGGAAAAGACTACAGGATTAAAACTATATCCATCTTATACTTATGCAAGAATTTATAAAAAAGGTGATGTTCTTAAAAGACATAAAGATAGATTTAGTTGTGAAATATCTACCACCATGAATTTAGGTGGAGATGATTGGACTATTTATTTAGAACCTTCTGGAGAGACAGGTAAAAAAGGTATTAAGGTAGATTTAAAACCAGGAGATATGTTGGTTTATTCTGGTTGTGAATTAGAACATTGGAGAGAAAAGTTTAAAGGTAAAGATTGTGTTCAAGCATTTCTTCATTATAATAATACAAAAACTAAAGGATCTAAAGATAATATGTTTGATAAACGTCCACATTTAGGACTTCCAAGTTGGTTTAAACAATGATATAAAATTTTTGCAAGTGGGTATAATTTCCACACACCACGTATTCACTTGCTTAACTATAGATTAATATTATGAAATTCATTTTAATAAACAAAATATAATGGCTAGAAAATCTAACTCCAACTTGGAAGATCATAATGGAATTAGATTAACCTCACATGAAAAAATTTGTGCTGAAAGAATGAAAACTCTTTTTAAATCAATGGATGAAGTTAAAAAAGAAATTAAAGAACTTAGAACTGATATGAACAAAGGAAAAGGAGCAGTAAATTTATTACTTATTCTTGGTGGCTTTGTTGGAATATTAGCAGGTTTCTTTAAATTTAATGGCTAATCGCAAAACAAATATAGCTGGTTTAATAGCTGAATTAAAAGTACAGTTGCGTCTTGCTGACAATCCTAATATGATTGTATTCACACCTTTAGGTGGTAATGGTCCAGTAGATATAGTAACATTAAACCTT